TCTTGTTCTATTTGCATATCTCTCCTTTTGCTTCCTTTACCACCATGCCACTTAGTCATACGAAACTAACCCTCTTAAAAGTTATATCCATATTCTTCTGCTTAAATGTTTCTTTAGCTTCAAGGTAATCAGGATGCATAAATCTAAATAGTTCTTCTACGCTAAAAAGCACTACATCTTTATCTGATCCATACAATTCTTTTAATCTAGGAATTTGTGCATCCATATCACAAACAATAGCTATCTTGTTGTTTCTGTATTTGTAGCAACGAAAATCATCCTCTAATTCTCTATAGCCATTTGCTTTAGCTTTATCAACCAATGCTTTATATGCTCGATACATCATCTGTATCATTTCTATTTTCTTTTTTGTATGTCCTTCAATAAGTGTTTCATCAAACAACATTTGTGCTTTGCAGAACTTAATCTCTAATTGAGTATCAACACATTTGAGTAATCGTTTTTTACCACCCCATTGCTTTTCAATAGAAGATTCATAATCCCTGTAGACTTTTAATTGTTTATCTAATGTTTCTTCTAAATAATTTTTCATTTGCTAATACATATAGTGTGTATATGTGTAGTCCTACGGACTACTACACACACAACACACATATATAATGTATGCTTACACACTTACACACCCATACACACTTGTTTACACACCTATACATCTTCATGGAGTTTATAATCCACTAATCTATAACCTGTATCTTTTTCTATTCCAGTTACAGTTTTCTTTTGTTCAACCAAACCAGCATCAACAAGTCGATAAAAAGAATTATTTACATCATCTCTAGAAAAAGGTTTACCGCTTCCATTAAACACTGCCTGATGTCCAAATGTTTTATATGTAAACCATTTTTCTTCAGGTACAGGATCATCTTTAGCCATCCAATACATTAGGCTTAAAAGTTTTAAATCAACAATATGATTAATTTGTTTTTGCGTGACAATATCCTCATTAGTTTCAATTAATAATCCTGAAGTAACCTCATATCCATCACCTGTTAATACCTCTTCGTGGAATTCAAACTTTTTCTCAGCCATGCCCATTCCATCTTTATTTTTAGTCTGTTTCATAGTGACTAACATAGAATCTTCGTTATCAGACTTCGTACCTTTTCTTTCAACAATAAATTCACCATCAATACTGGCATCTAATACAGACGAACCTCTTGCTCTATTCTTATTACCTCTACCAGTGTGATGAACCATTAAAACAGTACAATTAAATGTTTGTATTAACTGATCTGCTGCTTTTATAAACTTATTGACCTCTTGAGCAGAGTTTTCGTCACCTGAGAAGCATCTTTGAAATGTATCTAATATAATTAAACCGATATTGCCCACATCTTTTTGTAATATATTTATCTCTGCTTCAAGTTTTTCTAATTCTTCTTGTTCGTTTATTCTTGAACCTCTATTTGATAAAAACAAAGGTACGCCAGCTAATGATCCACCATGAACAGACTGGTCATACGCTCCCAACCTTTTGCGTATGCCTGAAACACCCTCGCCAGCAAGATATACTACAGGAGCTTTCGTTGCTTTATGTCCATAAAAATCACTACCTTTTGCAATAGCACATGCCATAGCAATAGCAATAAATGATTTACCTGACTTAGGATCACCAAATACTGTTACTAATTTTTGTTTCTCAAAACAATTTTCAATTAACCAATCAGGACTTTCAATTTGTGAAATAACTTGGTCAGCTCTTTCAAATCTTAATGCACCTTTTGGTATTTTTTCTTTTTGTTTGCTAACAAAAGTTTCAAAACCTTCAAAAATATCAAAGTAATTACTTTCTGCTGCATCCCATAAATCGTCTTTTTCTGCAAAATCATCAGGTGGCGTAATAATCTTTACATTAGTACAGTCATTTGCTCTTAAATGCTCAGCTATTTCATTCGCAGCTTTTTTACCAGCTTTATCATTATCAGGAAATATCCAAACAGTTCTATTAAAAATAGGTGACCAATCTGTTTTATTCCATCCTGTAGCACCGCCATGCCAACAACAAACATCATAATCCCAAATACGCTCTGCTCCTCGCATAGCTTTCTCACCCTCATTGACTATTACAGGTTTTTCAGGATATTTATTTGTTATATATAGTGGCAATAAACCTTCAGGTCTTTTCATTGACCAAGTGCCATTAGGATTTAGGCTAAAAGGTGCATATTTCATAGGCAACCCTTGATGCCTTAACACCATAAAGTTGTCTGCATATTTAACTTTCACTGATGATTGTCTATATAGATCAACCATTTGTTCTCTAGAAAATGACCTCACATTACTGGCAATGGGGGAATTGCCATTTTGTACGGAGTTATTATGTTTATGTAATGCAAGGTCATAACCAAACTGTTTTACGATTTCAGAGACATCTTTTCCATGCTGTTCGATTAGCCACTTAACACCACCGCCTATGCCTTCCTCAAAGTCATAGAACTGACCTGTTTCAAGATTAAATACTAGTGATCCTTTATTATTCCATCGCCATTCATTAGTCTTTTGGATTTTAGGTTCACCTAGTATTAGTCTTGCAACATCAGGTGCTATTTTTTGCCAATCGTAATCTTGCATCTAGAATGGTATATCGTCTTCAGTTAGTTCTTGTCTATCTATCTGAGCTTGAGTAGCTGCTGCCACTTGTTCGCTCATACTAACTTCGCCATCAGCAATCATTGGCTCTTCCCATACAGGAACAACAAAACCTGCTGGTCTATCTTTCCATCCTAAAAATTCAAATAAAGGTACGTTGATGTTTAATGCTTTAAGCTCAATAACCTCATATTTATTACTAAATTGAAATACAGGAACTTTGCCTTTATTAGCTTCTATGTCCTTATAGAACTGAACAGCCATCCTTTTAAATGCCTGATACTCACCAAAGCTAAACCTTGACCATAAGAATTGACGTTTATCATTGGTATAAAGATTAATGCTAAATGCTTCTTTATAACCATCTTCAGGCTTAGGCGTTACAATGAATGGTTTATCGCTGTATTCAGTGTTGTATGTACCATTCCACATACCCCAACCTGTTTTAATGGTATCAGGGCAAACCATAATCTTATCTAAGGTTATAGCTTCTTCATTTGAGTACCATGTTTTATCAGCGTTTTTGTGCATGATATAACTGATACCGCTACCATTATTATCATTGGAAAAAATATCTTCCATAATGCTCTCCTTTTTTAATGTATAGTTCTATCGTCTATACTGTTTATATAAATGCGTTCAAGATATTCGTAATTAGACATCTTGTAGCTCTCGTAACTCTCATCATTAACAAAACCTAACAACTCTAGTGCTAGACATATTTTTTCGTATCTTTCTCGGCAAAATCTTTCAAATTCATCATCCTGATACATTTGCTTTCTCTAAAATATTTTTAATGTCCTTGCATATATCTTCTAAAGGACACATATAGGTAACTTGATTGTGCTTAGGTGCGTTACTAACTAAATAAGCTGGTATTACGCACATGATTGTTTTGCGATCAAACTTGTAAATCAGTAGAGGTATAAATTTATCGCCAGCACTTTTTAAAACCTGATCCCACCATTCTTGGCGATACATATTAGTATTTGATTGCTTGTATCTTTTACATTCAATAGCAAAGTTCTTGTAATAAATGTCTGCTAAACCACCTTTCCATGACTGGTCAAAGTTTCTTGAGACTCTATCTTCTATACCTACTCGTTCAAAACATTCATTAATCTTACGAACTATTAGACGTTCAAATGTTGCACCTTTAGTTCTTGAATTGATAGGCATTATTGATCCTTGTATAAGATGTAACCAATAAGTATTGCTAATAAAGCTAAAGTGCCTATTGTCATGGTAAACATATGAAATATAGTCTTAATAACCTCAAGCATCTTGTAAGTTAATTAGTTCTTCTCTACCGCTTTGATACTTAATGTATCTGTACTCTTTTCCAGCACCTTTTTGGTAGTAATAAATGGCTATTGTTTTATCAGCTTTTTCTTCAGCTAATCGTTTTCTCTGCTCTTCAACTTTTGTAAAAAACTCAGTCATTGTTCTTAGATTCTTTATGTGAACAAATACCTAGCTTGATTAAGAACTCGCCTGCTCCTTCAAGTTTCATGTAGTTTTTATCAGCAAACTCTTTTAATGCAGCGTGCATATCAGGTGTCAACCAAAGTGCCTTCTTTTCTTTAATATCTTTATTCATATTTATTTATACTCTCCATTTTTTATTTTATAGATTTTTATAACTATTACAATTACCAGTTTGATATTTATATAATATAATCAAAAGTGAAGGGCAAATGCTAAACTCTCCATATATCTAATACTCTCTAATTAGCTACTTGCCCTTCTTTTATCCAACTCTCTTTATCTTCACAAAACCAGCTCTACGTTCAGGTGCAGCTTTGTAAGTTACTTCTTTTACCTGTTCTTTCTTAGCTGGTAATGTTTTCCATTCCAACTCATATTCTGCAACCCTAGCTTTACTATGATTGCCCATAGCCATCATTAGATCAGTCATAAGCTCCTTCTCTTTTTCTTTTGCGATCTTGATGGTTTCTTTTAATGCTTCAATTGTATCTACAATATCAACAGTATCAGCGTGCAATATCTTTACGTTTTCATCATTACCATCGCTAAAGATAGTCGCTGCGTGTTCAGGAGTCTCAGGCGGATAATAGTCCTCTTCTTCTATTCTTCTATCAAAGTCCAGCACTACTCTCGCCAGCTCGTCTTTATACGCTTCATCTCTTTTGTAAACGTATATGCGTAAATCAGTTGATTGGTATAGCACAATCAAAATGCCATACTCAGCGTTTAGTATTTCCATGCTTGCGTGTAATTGATCTACGCCTAAGTATTTGGGTGGCTCTTCTGCTGATGGAAAGTCAGAGCTACATTTACATTCAATAGGTATATCTCCATTTAGGATCAGTTCTTTATGTCCTACTACATAGATTCCATTATCAGGATTATGTTCTACTTTTACATTAACAACATTACACCTACCATCTAGTGATGCTTGTAAAGGTAATTCAGGGTGATCTATTTTATAGTCCACTTCAGGCTCTACATTCTCTATTCCTAGCCTTCTTGCTGCTTCAGTAATTAATACAGGTTCTAGTAAGTCTCCTGTAGCTTGTCTATTAGTTTGCACAAAGTTATCTACTAGCGTTCCATTCTTCTCTGCTATCGCCTTCTTTAGACAACCATGCTTATCAAAGAATCTAGCTCTATCAAATAGTGAACATACTATTGATGATGTTGCTCTATACCAAGTTAATTTGCCTACCATTTATCTCTCCTTGTTAATCATTTTGTTTATTTCAAAAATAGAATCACGAACTTGAACTGGCTGACTCATGCCTGCTATTTCAATAAATGTTCCTATCTCGTTTTTGTAAAAAGATTTGAGTTTTTTAACTGGAATAGTTAGAATATTTGCACAACCTAAAATGTTAAATCTAACAGTTCTGTCAGGTTGATCAGATTTATGTAACGACTTAGATAATTTAGCTAATTTGGTTAAATATATATTATGCGAAGTCATAGAGTTCATAAAATTAAACTCTAGCTGTTTTGTAGCATAAGAACGTTGTTTGTACTCCACTGCTGTTCTACACATATTATTTTTATCATTTATAACTATCATAGGATCACGTTGCATTTTTGTAGTAAGAACTTAAAGGTTTGCCAGTAGCTTTGCTTTTAAGTTCTGTATTCATATTCATAATTTCCAGTTGAGCTATAAAAACTTTGTTACGTTCTGCGTTAGGCGATCTAGCAATTTTCTTAAAAGATTCGTGAAGTTGTAAAAAAACATCTCTTGCATTTTTTATTTGTTCATTAGTCTCTAAAGGTACTGTCAATCTTCTAGCACGTTTTTGATAACTCATTACTGTCCTCTATTACTTTTTTAAATATATAAATTTATATTTATATGTACAAGTTTTTTTTACACATATTATACTAAACATTTTAGGCTAATTTTTTGTGGGTATTTTTATATCTATTTTTAAGATATTTGTAATCATCATTATAATTATCAAAATTATGTTCAGGAAAACTAGGATGATCCTCTAAACCAAACTCTTTATAAAAGTCTGCAAACATATCACTAAAAGCATCTCTAAAAGGTTCTGATATATGTTCAGCAGTTTTTAGCTTAGCAGTAGCATCAACTATCATAAGGCGTTTTAAGAATTTTGTAGGTAATATTTTTTTTGTTCTACCATCACAACCACATTGACAAATTTCAATAAGTTTTTGATCTAACAACTGTTTTAGTTTTGTTCTTATTGTATTTTCATTAGTAATAAGCGTATTAGATAGTATTGTCATAGTCACATCCCTATCATTTATATGCTCTGTATAAATAAACTTCATTAGAAAATCAGTCATTTTATCTATCTTAAATCCAGTTTGTGCTTCAAACATAAATTGTGCTTTTGCACATTCAACTTCATATTCAGCTATTTTTTGCACTATATGCAAATACTTTACATCCATACTTATATCCCTAGCTCCTTAGCTTTTTTAAGTAAATTAGAGACTCCCATAGGAGTCCAAGTATTTTTCCCTCTTCGTGTCTTTATGTTTCGTGCCATAAGAGCATTAGCAATACCCTGAAGCGTTACTTTGCCATATCGCTGTATTTCTCTTATTACTGGTATGATTTCTCCACAATATTGATCTGCTTGCTCTATCCTGACTTTACTAGCATTTATAGTAGCTACATCTAAATTAACTGGATTGCCAGCCTTCCAGCCACTTGCCCTCTTTTTGTTTAATGCTTTCTTTGCTGTCTCGCTATATAGCTTTATCTGATCAACACATTGTAAATACATTTGATGTGCATGATATTTCCAAACACTAACTGCATTATCTAATTCACGAATTGCATATATAAAAGGATCATTACCCTCTAGCTTCATTAATGCATTACAAAAAGCAAGACTTCTAGGTAGATGTCCTATATTTGGTATGATTAATTTAGCAGCTCTGCTGTTGCATTTCTTTACAGCTTTTTCTAGTTCAGGTTTATAGTTTTTACGCACACTGGTTTCAACAAATCTATCTATAATAGTTGCCCTACCATTTAGTGCTTTATGTAAAAGTGCTTCTCCCCTAACCACATCTTTTGTTGATTTTATGTATACAACAAGTTTGCCATTAGCACTAATATTACTTCTCATTCTTTTATCTCCTGCCACCCATTAGAATGACAATTATATTTAACATATACATAATATATAGGAATATATATTTATATACAAATATCTAACCTATAAAATTATAAAACCTGATCCTATCTGACCAATCGTTTATCGTAATGCAACCTATTCTCAAAGTTGCCTTGACATGCCCATTTAGCTCTTCTCTTACGAAAAGCTAGATACATAGCTGTTTTTATATGTATTATTCTTAGGACTTTGAAACTTATAAATCCTAGTACAAAAAATATTAGATTTTCCATTATTTACTCTCCTCTTCTTTTAAAATTTCAATAGCAAAATTGATCGCATTAACAGTTTCTTGATTTGCTACCTTGTTAAGATATTCTCTGATTAAAGGTATAACATCTTTTGGATTTGTAATTTCTACTTGCTCCACTTCGTTACCCCAACCAGCAAAATCTCTGCTATCAGTGTGTATTTTGAATATTGTTTCCATGTTATTTAACTCCATATTTATAATTAACATACCCTTATTATACATATTTATATATAAATGTATATATTTAGGTATGATATTTATAAATTAATTTGATAGGGGATTTAACACTGGCACTGAGCTTAAAGTGTTAAGAGTTTCTTGAAGTGAATCTAATTCCATAGAATCAGTAATAATCTTTTTATCAAAAGTAAAATAGTTTTGTGAGGTAGTGTTAGGTTTAAACATGATCCTTTTATGTTCATCATAGAAAAAAACAAAGGCGAGAATATCGCAAGTGTATTGTTTGTAAGTTTCAGACATTGATCTTGAGTTCTCAGCAGCAAATACAAACTTCTTTTCTTTAGTTGCCCTTCTGCTCTTTACTTGCACTGTATATTTAGCATTACCAAACTCAACCATTAAATCTGCTGGATGTTTCTCTTGCGTTGGATAACAAAAGTCAGCGTATTCAAGTAGGAATGTTTGCGTTAATGATTCGCCTAATGCACCAAGTCTTGAATTAGCTTGATGTTGATCTGATGTTTTTCTTGGCATTTTGACATAAGGCTAGTTGCCTTGAATTGTAAGCTGCTCTATTTGGGGTCTGATGACTATAACGAGAACGTAAAATCTCCTCACTTGCTTCTAACCATGCTCCCATCTCCATCAATGCTCTTGTTCTTCTAAAATTCATAAATCCAGTGATCCCCATTTGAAAACACATATCTATACAAACTAATCGTGCTTTACTTGGCATAACCTTCCATGCTGGAAATATCTTATCTAAATTGTTTATGACTCTATCTATATCGTTATCAAGCAAATACATAGCTTCTTCTTCGCTAATACCATTTGCTTCTAGGTTTCTACCTATTCCTATAGTTAATTTATCTTCACTGCATTTATAAGGGTGTACTCTTATACCCTCATGCTTGATAAGCATTGCTTTTGCTTCTTTAAGCATTTTATTTGGTGTGAACACCTTTGACCTTCTCAAACGTCCTAAGTGAGGACATTCCCAAAAGTGATAAAAGAATTGTAGTAAGTTGTGAAAAATCAAACTGTAGATGTTCTAGCTGTAGATCAACACCACTAACAACTGCTATCCAAGTTGCTGTAGGCAATACAATGTAGTGTATGCACAAAGAAAAACCGCAAGAATATCCAATGAAGGGTCGCCAAGATTGTACAAACCAGTTCCCGTTTTTCGCTTCTTCAGCATTGAGACTAATTTGTGCTTTATCCAGTGATATAAGTTCTTTTTGTAAGTCATGCGATAATTGTTCTTTTAAATCCTTATCTTGGACGAATTTATCCAAGACGTTATTTGCCACTTCAGCTATTTTTATAATGCTCATAAATTAAATTATGTAGTCTTTCAATAAAATTAATAACATTGAAATAACTATTGTTGTAAGACCGCCTTTTATCCAGCTATTTAAACCTTTGATATCATCATCTAACTTTTCAAAATGTTTAAATGCTGTAGTCCATCTCTCACTGCATTGTATTTCATGATTTTTCAAATCATGTGCAACGTCATGAGCGGTCTTTCTAGGCATTATTTCTCCTCTACCACTTCTACTTCTTCTTCAGCGTTGATTGCTCTATCAAACGATTCAATACAAAGATTCTTGTATTCATTTGTTATGACATAATCATCATATGCTTCTTGAAGTCTAGCTAATTTTCTACCAGCTACGTTTAATTTAGCAGCTATAGCCATTTGTTCCTCATTTAGATCAGCAGCTCTATACTGCTTATCGTTATAAGTAATAATTACCTGATCTTCAGGTTTTTTCGTTTCAGTGTTTTCCATATATAAATACCTTTTGGGTTTGTTAATTATAAATTAATTATATACTAAGAATCCAATGTTATTACATCAGATACAGGATTTTTTTCACTTTCTAATTGTGCATCTAAATTTGTTTCTAAATCAGCAACAGCTTCTTCACCCATAGCACTAATAACCCATGCTTCTACATCTGAAGATGTAACAGAATCTAAAGGAATAAAATTATCTATTTCTTCACTGTTTAAAGTTTGTGTACCATAAGTAGAAGCCGAGTAATCTCCATCTTCCTTTGTTACTCTCCAATGCACATTCCATATAACACCAGTATGACCATTGTGTTCTTGAGTATATACTTCTATTGTTTTGCAATCCCAATTCATTTTTATTCTCTTTTTAATAAGTTAATTTCAGACTGTAAGGCTTCAATCTGTGCTTGTTGTTCTTGTATAGCTTTAGTTAAAAGAGGTACAAGTTTGCTTTGATCTATTCCTTGATATTCAGGATTGCCTTCATCATCAACTGCATCTTTTTCACCAGTAATAGCTTCAGGAACTATGTCTTGTACTTCGTGAGCTAAGAAACCATCAACTGTTGTATCTGCATCAGCTATAAAGTTAAATCTAGCTGGTTTTAGCTGTACAACTCTATCAAGAGCATTAAATTCATAATCTACATTTTCTTTTAATCTGTAGTCTGAAGATGTGTTGAAAGATGTTGATGAACCACTTGTTCTAATACTGCCTACTGTTCCGTTAGGATTTTGAAATACTGCGACACCTGTGCCTGATGTGGTAGAAGTTCCTAAAAATAAAACCATCCTGTCATTAGATGCTGAAGAAAAATAAGCATGAGTAGTTCCTTTAGTCGTAGTACCCACCAACACGTTGCCTTCACTATCAATACGTAGCCTTTCATTTACATCATTTGAAACAATTCTAAGCGAATCAGTAGATTCTTCATTTTGTATTCTCCACCATTGACCTCTACCTGAATCAGATAATACAACGGAAGCATTTGTAGCTTCAACGTGTAATGGTGCATCAGGAGTACTTGTTCCAATTCCAAGTCTAGTATTAGTTAAATCAAAAACAGAATGTACACCAGTTGATGCTGTATCTGTACCTTTTAATAATCTTAAATAGTCTGCCCCACCTGTAGAATATGCATCCAAATGTGCAGCTAAAGAGCCGTTAGTTGATGATTGTAAAACTAATTGTCCGCCTTCAGCACCACCAGCACCTGAAGGTTTACCAATATGTAGAGTTGATTCTGTGCCTAAACTTGTTGTACCTATGCCTACTGCACCTAAACCATCAATACGGACTCTTTCTATAAAGCTAGTAGTGCCTTTATAATAACCACCAAATATCATGTCTGATGTTCTAGAAGCTGTTGTTGTATTCCCAAAATAAATAGTTCCAGAACTTCTGTTTGTGTTTGTTTGTGACGGAGTATTAGAATTAGCAAACAATAAGTTGGAAGATATACCACCATTTAATGCATCTCCTGATGACCATAAAGAAACACCATTCATTACTCCGTTATTTGTAGTGCCACCATAAAAAACTGTAGCAACATTTGTATAAGTAGGAGCTACTCCAGAAACGTGTAATATAGCCTGTGGTGAAGTAACTCCAATTCCAACGTTGCCATTACTACCTTCAATTTTAACTTTTGTAGCACCACCTGATTGTAAATAAATATCAGGCGTTCCACTTTCACCAGCATCTAAAATTAAATCATTTACACCACCAGCACGAATAGTACCACCAGCAGTCATAATTAAGTTGCCTAATGAATCAACACGGAGTCTTTCTATTGAACTTGCACCACCTGATGCTGTTCTAAATGCAAACTCTCCACCAGTTCCACTAGCACCATAAGAAACAAATCTTGTTACGCCACCTGAAAAGTCCATAGCAGCAGTAGATGTTCTGTCATCTACTAAAGCACCTGTTATAGCTAATGCACCATTGACTGTTAGTTTTTCAGTAGGACTACTCGTACCAATTCCAACCCTATTATTGGTAGAATCAACAACTAAAGTAGAGGTATCAACAGTTAAACCATCAGCCACAACTGTACCTGTTACGTCTATGCCTGTTGAGGTTGTATTAAGAACTGTTGAGCCTAAATGTTTTAAAGCAACAGTTCCACCATTACCTCCATCGGTACAAGTTAAATAGTCATAACCGTCTGAATCTTGTAATTGTAAGTTTGTTCCTCTAACTAAAAGGCTACCAGTTCCAGCTTCTTGTATTCTTGAATTAGAACCATCGTGATAAATCTGTAAATCTGAACCTGCTCCAAAGATGGCTTTATCACTATCAGCAAATAATATGTCATTACCATTAGATGCTAAATCACCACCAAGCTGAGGAGTTGTATCTTCTACAACATTGTTAATAGAAACAGCTTGTACTCTAGCATCAGTGTAATAAAGATTAGAGCCTTCTGATAAATCGCCAGTATCTTTTGTTGCAAGTCTTGTATCAAAATCAGAGTTAGCTCTTGCACTTGTATAATATAAATTACTACCCTCAGATAAATCAGATGTAGATTTACCGCTAAAAGCAGAATTAAATCTAGTTGTTGTGTAGTAAAGATTGCTTGATCCCTCAGATAGATCGTCAGTATCTTTTGTTCCAAGTCTTGTATCAAATCTTGCATCAGTGTAATAAAGATTAGTTCCTTCTGATAAGTCTGATGTTGAATGATTGCTAATGCTTGAAACTGTACCTGTAACTGCTCCAGTAACATCACCTTCAATATTAGCAACTAAAGTACCAAGCGAGCTTAATGTAATATTACCTGTAGAAGTACCATCTGCTGTTGTTAATCCTAGTGTAAATTTATCAACAGACTCATCCCACATAAATATACCATTATGCTGATCACCCCTATTGATTAACATACCTGAGTCATTAACTGGTGATCCTGTTAATCCTGCATTAAGTTGGAATAAGTTATCTTCTATATCTAGGTTAGTAGTATCAAGAGAAGTAAGAGTTCCATTGACTGTTAGATTACCTGCTACTGTTAAGCTATCTGCAATCTGAACATCATCAGGTAGCGATAGTGTTATAGCTGCAGACTCACTTCCACTACCTGATACTGAAACCTTATTTGCTGTACCTGTAATAGTTGCAACATAGTTACCTGTAGTGTCAGTACCTAATGCAACTGAATTAGCATCTACACTTGATGCTTGTATTCCTAGTGCATCAACAAATGCTTTAGTAACTCTTGTATCAATAGCACTATTAGCTCTAGTGTCTGTATAGTAAAAATTAGCTGAACCCTCAGAAACATCATCAGTATCTAATACGACAGCACCAGTTTGAGTATTTACACTTGTTACAGGAGCAGTAGATTGTGTAAAACTTATAACACCTGTTGAGCTATCATAAGAAATATCTCCGCTTGCAGATATTGCACTTCTTGATCTTGCATCAGTGTAGTAAACATTAGTAGAGCCTTCACTTAAATCGTCTGTATCTTTTCCTGCAAATGCAGAATCAAATCTTGTTGTTGTGTAATATAAATTAGTACCTTCTGATAAATCTGATGTAGATTTAGTTGCAAGTCTTGTATCAAAATCTGCATTAGCTCTAGCACTTGTATAGTATAAATTTGATGATCCTTCGCTAACTGTATCTGTATCGCCTTGAGTAAAAGATAAAACACCTGTTGTTGAGTTATAAGATAATTGTGTTGAATCTTCGCTTATAGAAGCTCTTGCTCTAGCATCAGTATAATAAAGGTTAGTACCTTCAGATAAATCGCTTGTTGATTTAGCAGTAAAAGCAGAATCAAAACGTGTTTGAGTGTAATAAAGATTGCTTGTACCTTCGCTTAAATCATCAGTATCTTTTGTAGCTAATCTTGTATCAAAAACAGTATTTGCTCTTGCATCTGTATAGTAAAGGTTAGTCGAACCCTCTCCAATATCATCAGTATCTAAAGTTAATGTTCCGCCTAAAGATAATGCATTAGAATTTATTGTTACGCTTGCATTAACTAGTTTTGCATTTGCTATTGATCCAGCAAGCATAGCATTAGTTATTCCTAATGCTTTTACTTGTAATGCATCGCTATCAATTTCTATTGAAGAATCGTCAACTGCTACATTTAAAGTAACAGTTCCAGCAGTTCCGCCACCAGTTAAACCATTACCTGCAACAACACCTGTAATATCGGCATCGTTTGTATTAGCTATAGTTAGAGTGCCAGCAGTATCATCATAAGTAAGTTGTATACCTGTACCAGCTTGTAATAATGTATTTACTTGATCATCTACTCTTTCATTTGTGAAATATAAGTTTGATGATCCTTCACTAACTGAATCAGTATCAAATGATATGTTGGCACTACCATCAAATGATGTTCCATTAATTGTTCTTGCAGTTGCTAAAGTTGTAGCTGTATCTGCATTACCAGTTATATTTCCTGTAAATGTATTAGATGCAGTAATACTTACGCCTGTTGTAATCCAATCGTTGTTTGCAGCGTTTCTTATCTTTAATACATTACTTGATGTATCTACCCATAATTGATGTGCAAATGTAGTAGATGGCTCAGTAGCTCCGCTATTAACAGTTGCAATAGCAGATAAAGCATTATTTAAATCTGCTCTAAAATCCGCACCTGATTGGTTTGCTAAGTTGTAATCGTGTTGTGCCATATTAAAATCCTATTTTATTAATTTTATACCTATGTTTGATATTTATAAATCATTTGAACAAAAAATCATGTTGGTTTATTAGGAAAATGCCAATCCATAATAGAACCATCAAAAGGATGACTTTCTTCATCACTTATATAGTTTTCATGGTTTCTTAGATTATTTGGTATATCTCTAAGCTCTTGTCTATATGTTGCCCATTCTGCTTTTTCACTATCTGTTAATGGAGAGTCAGGCATTTGAGTCCAATCAGAATCTTTTAATTTTCTGTTACGTTTATCTATAACTTCTTGCCAATATATATTCATTATTTATTTAATCCATAAACTGTTATTGCACCATGATCAAAAGATGAAGTACCAGCAGTATTAGAACCACCAACATCATCTGTTGCTCCAAAACACCAAACTGTAATTGTTGTATTTCCTGCAACTGTAATTTTTGCATTGACACCCCTATTTCCTAAAGCATAACTGCCTGAAGCACTAAAATGTTCTGATGCTAAATAATCACTTGCACTTGTACTTGTATAATCGTTTAAATTAGAGGTTTGTTTGACTGACATTACAAATAAGGTTTCTGTAGCACTACTGCTACTCCCTTCATAATCTACTTCACCATGAATGATAAATGTTCTAGTGCCACTATAATTAGCTGTAGTAAATTGATGGCTAAATAAAGGAACATCTCCTGTTACTGTAGTTACAGACGACGAACCTAAAACATCTCCGACAGCATAACTACCACTACTAGCTATGCTTGCAATATGATATGGCTCTGCTACTGTATAACCTGTTCTATATAATTCATTAAATTCTGTAACATCGCCTGATTCACCAGCAGTACCATCAATAATACCAATGCTTCCTGCATTAGCATTGGTAAAAGCATTAAAGTTTCCTAGTATTAAATTACCACTTCCATCAGTGTCAATAGTGACTCCATCAATTAATATTTTATCTGCTGAAAGATTATTAATTGTTGCATTATCAATAAGTACAGAGCCACCACTTACGACAAAAGGACTCACACTAGAACCGGCATCATTATCAATTTTAAAAGTATCAGCTAAGAAAGCTATCGTACTTGTAGCACCTGATCCTGAATCTGCATTACTTTCAAGAACCATTTGTGCAACTTTTCCATTTGCATTTAGTTGTAAAACATAAGATGCAGATGCGTTGTCATTAATATCTGTTATTGCTGTTGCATTTGTTGTTATAGATGCAGTATTGCCATTAACTGAAGAAGTTAAGCTAGTTATATCTGAAGCTAGAGCTGAATCTGCATTTGCCCTTGTAACTGCTTCAGAAGTTATATCTGCTGTATTTGAATTAACTGTAGAGGTTAATGATGTAATGTCTGCTGCTAAAGCAGAATCAGCACTTGCTCTAGTGGCTGCTTCTGAGCTTATTGATGCAGTATTTCCATTAACTGTAGAGGTCAAACTAGTTATGTCTGCTGCTAGTGCTGTATCAGCATTTGCTCTAGTTACAGATTCAGAAGTGATATCTGCTGTATTTCCATTAACTGTAGAAGTTAATGAAGTAATATCTGCTGCTAGTGCTGTATCTGCGTTTGCTCTAGTTGTAGCTTCACTAGTAATAGATGCAGTGTTGCCATTAACTGTGGAGGTTAAAGAAGTAATATCTGCTGCTAAAGCAGAATCAGCGTTTGCTCTTGTTGTTTGCTCGGTAGTTATAGCTGAAGTATTGCTATTAACTGTAGAAGTTAAGTTAGTTATAGCTGTTGTATTGGCTGAAGTATCAGTTGTAAGAGTAACTATATCACTTTGAGCTGTAGCTATGTTTGAGCTGTTAGTTGTTACAGTAGAGCTTAATGAATTATATAAAGTTACTAATGAAGAATCTCTAGCTTTTTCCCAACCATTATTAGATGAGTTTCTTACATATATCTGATTGTCATCATCAGTGTCCACCCATAAATCTTGAGCTTGTAATGCAGAGCTATCGGTTCTTGTTGTTGGAGCTGTTGTAGATTTTATTAATTGTGTTGAGTTTACACCACCAGCATCAATTGCAGATTGTACTTCTGCTGCTAATGCATCAAGATCAACTGCACCATCTTGTATATCTCCTGAACCTGTTGGCGGAGTTCCAACAGTAAAATTACCTGTAGCTGGAAATCTTGCTGGACTAGATTCAACACCTAAAGTATTTAAAGAAGTAATATTGGCAACAAATGAACCAGTTGGTATAAAAGTTAAATCGCAACTATCTACATCTACTATTCTGTTCATTAGCTGATTACCTGAACTATCTACAACATTAACTCTATATTGATAATCAGGAAAATCTGTTGGTTCATCCCAAGATAAAAAAGGTCTACCTGTAGAACTAGAATCACTATCAGTAAAACTAATATTGGTTGGAGCTTTTACTGCATAAGCAGAGGGTAAGTTAGATAATTCTTCTACTGGTTCTTGAGGTGGTACTTCCCATGTATAAACATCAAAGTATTCTATTAAGCTAACAGCGACCAATCCATTAGGTTGTAATTCTAATGCTTCAACTCTTGATATCTTTCCAGTAAATCCTAAAGGCGTATATGCAAGAGTAACAATATCGCCAACATTAAGTTTATACATCTCAGGAGTACCTAAGAACTGCATAGTTGTTTGGTTTCTGCTTCTTGTAAGAATAGCTTTAGCCATGTTATAGGCTATATAAGGATCAGTTACATAAGGAAACTCAGCTTTTATTTCTAATATTTCATCACCATCATCTGAGTAATATTGAGGACTAGCATCATGTAAAACTGTAGCTGTATCTAATTCATACTTTTTATTGGCGTTAAAAAACTCAACAATAACTTTGTTTGCTTTTTTGTCTTTGTTTCCATAATCAACCGATATACCAGCATCAGAGATAATATGATCATCAGTAATAGTAAAAGTAGATGTACCTGTATCTTCTATTTGTAATTCATATTGCCCATCAACATAAAGAAAAACACCTCGCATATTTGCAAGAAGCTCTTTAGCATTATCCATTACATTTTTATTAGTATCTAAATAACCATTACAATGAAATCTTTTAACCTTTAGTAAAGTAGAACCGCCAACTGAAGAATAGTTACTACTAAAATAATCATTAATAAATATTACAAACTCTTGGTTTGTATCAAAGAAATTAGTTCTTTGTATGTCTGTTATCTCTTTATTAGTTAAGACATCATCACCATTTTGGTCATAAATACTAATTACTTCGTCTACTTTATTTTGCCACCAAATATCATTTGCACCTGTACCTGTAATAGTAAAGAAATTATCTCCGCTATTAGCTGACCATGTAACTGATTGTGCTGTTCCATTAAAGTAAGGCTGGTCTACCTTAGTATCACAAACAGTAGCAGCAGAGCTAAAGGTTGACATATTAAGTTGTGATGCGGTTAGACCTTTTCCATACTCATTGTTTGTAATCAGATCCAGAAAACATAAAGCTGGATTACTTGAATGTTTATAAGTTGAAGGAGTACCAAATGTTTGAGTATTATCTCTAGGATCATAAACCCTCTTACCTTTGACTTGTACTGTTAATTGGGGAACACCACCAAACATTCCTTTTTTATCATATTTATAATGTGCTGCTATGTAACAAACACCATTTAATTTATGTGATGAAGTCCAATTAGGCATGGAAGCAACAAGCATAGGATCAGCACTTTGCGTTGGCTCTCCATGATGTAAATTAAATGTGATTCTATATCTTGATGTTGAGCTAGTACCAAATCCACCATTACCAGCACTAGTAGTTGAGCCTATCTGACTAACAGTATTTAAAGCTCTATGTCCGCTATAACCTGTTTCACCATTTCTATCTGAACCAACATAACAGCCATATCTAAATCTTTTAGGATCTGTTATGGGGTTGCCATCAAGTTCAATAGTTCTACCAAGTATTTCATCACATTCACCAACTGATAAAGCATAGACTACAAATAGATGTCTTGAATCATTGTTAGATACGTCCATATAGATGACTTGAGCACCTACTCTTCTAGTACCATAGATGACTGGTATCTTGCCACCAGCAGAAGTTTTATTAGCTAAAATGTCTTGACCTTTTGCAAGCATTTGCCTTGCTTGTAAAAATCCTTTTACACCAACTACTAATGAAGTAATTTGTAAAACAGTCGTTATAGCCTGTAATACTTTACTACCTTCGTAAACACCTTTAGCCCATTGAAAAAACTGAACAACCTTATCTAACATTATCTACCCCACCTAACGTCTGATTTAACTTGAGTAGCAAATTCCATGCCTTTATCTCCTGAACTAAATGATTGTTGTGATTCATCAGAGTAATGTCTGCCTTTAGTTAGATTCCAATTTGCCCAATGTGATGCCACTGTCATTGATAGTGTTGAATCACTTATGTTTTCTGCTATAGCAACATTTCTAATTTGACCAGTAAAATAATTAATAGCACCCACAATAGATTCACTAGCATCAAAGTAAGCAATATAAACATCTACTGTTTTATCAGTAAAAGAACCATCTTCTACTAAAGACCTAACTTGATCTGTAATATTTGAAAAACCTAAGTTGATTTCATTAACCTGTAATTGACCTGTTTCTGTAGTTGTGCCAATTGATAAAAAAGAACCACCAGCTTCATAGTTATTGGAATTATAAGTTATATCAGAATACCAATCAGTTAATCTGATAGTTGACGATAGATTTAACTCAACTAAAAAAGCTGTCTTAGTTGCTGTTGATGATACTTGGGTTTGTAAAGCAGTAGATAGACTTCTAGGCATTAGGTTATAACCTCTCTAACATCAAATGAAATACTATAAAAACCACTAGCATCTGTTGAATACATAATCTCATCACTTTCAAGATAGACTTTAAATTTGGGTTTGTTTACAACTACTTCTTCATTATCTGCTAGAGATGTTACAAGATTAGGTGATATTAAAAGATCCAATGATCCATCAGCATTTGAATCAATAGTTGATCTGACCATATAAACTTTACTATGACCATTAAACCTTACTAGATCACCAGCTTTTAGTGCATTAGCCTGACTTGAAGCAAAACCATCTAAATTAATAGATGCATCTCCTGCAACATGAGAACCTACTACTTGTATATCTGTTTCTGCTTTACCAGCACCTAAATTATCTAGTGGTGAACCAATGGTAAAGTCTCCTGATGATCCTTTTTGTTTCTGTAAAAATGCAAATACTTCTTGAGCCTTTTCTTGCTGTAGAGGTGGCATTTGTACTGTAAAAGAAAAATATTGACTACCTATTTGTCTAACTTGCCTTCTACCTGATAGTGTCTGATTTAATAAAGTAGGTCTATTATCTTTAAAATTTAAACTTCTAAAATTAGGGTTAGTAGGAAATTCAGGTATATCAGCCATTACACTACTCCCATTTTGCCTTGATTATTCATGGCATTATTTATGATTGATGTTATCAATCCTTTTCTTGATGTTAGCAACTGATCAAATCCAGCAGCATCTACTGTTGATATATTGAAGTTGACTGTAGCTCCCATACCTTGTCCTTTTGTATGGTCAATAACAGTTTCATTAGGATGTAATATAGCAGGGAATCCACCTCTTCCATCTACACCACCTGCTCTAACACCCATACCTGTAAAACCACCACCTTCCATACTATCAGCAGCAGTTTGAAATACCTTACCTATTGTAGATTCAGCACCAAAAGCTGTAGCACCAAATCCTAATAATTTTTTAATAACATGAACTCTAATTAATTCATCTATAATTGATTTGACAACTTGAGTAGCAAGGTTTTTAAAATTTAAAAATTCTTTATTAGTAAAGTCAAAAAATGTTTTGAAAGATGAAGTTAATGTAGAAGATATTGCGTTCATACTCTTAACACTATCAACAGCACCACTAAAATCTTTAGCAGCTTCTAAAGCAACTTTTTCTCTTAACTTTTCTGCTTTTTCTAATGTTGCAATTTCTTGTTTAATTATGTCTATTTTATCTTGATGATTTTGCAATCCATGTCTTGCTCTTCTTCTTGAATTTGCTTCATTATATTTTTCTTGTTTTACAAGTAATTCATCTAACTCTTCTTGTAATTCAGGAATAGTTTTAGGTATATCTATTAAACCTAATGAATCCATAAACATTAATACTGAATTAGCAGCACTAATAAACATATCCTGCATAGGAGCTAATATTTGTCTTTTAAGAATATTCATAGTGTCATTGAATCTTTCTGCTCTTCTT